ATATTGAGGTAGTCTATGAATATTATATCAGGTTTGAATGATTTTTTCAAGGCTAACTCGTTGAGTAATGACTTGAAATGACCACAATGTGCTGATGCTGTAGGATATTCCTTAACGATCAACTTACCCTCAGTTTTCTTACTCAATGCTGTAATCTTATTGTCGAACATCAACTTGGGTAGTTGGTTCAAGTTCTGTATATCACAGTTTAGAAGGTTACTATCTATTCTTTCTGCTATTTTTTCCTCTGCCATCTCAAGAGTGATGTACAGGACATCTTTACCTTGGAGAAGAGCAGCACTAGCAACATGGCACATGAACAAAGACTTCCCCACACCAGTGCCTGCAAGAGCAATGTTGAGAGTTTTATTAGGTAGACCACCTTTCGTAATCCTGTTGAAGAATTCCAGATCGAAAGGTATCTTGTCTTCAGTTTTATGGTAGAACTCGTATCGTTCTTCGTAATCTTGTAGGTAATCATGTCCTATGTGGTTGTCGAAACTAACCCCTAAGGCTTCAGAAAGTATACTAGGTATAGCAGTGGGACTTTGTTTGTCATCATTGCCTTCTGCTATCTTAATACTCTCCATTAGTGCAAGATAAATTGCACGTTCTTTGCACCATTTCTCTGTGGTGTCTACAATCCAGTCAGGATCAGATTTTTCGTCATCTATATCCCTAATTAATTTTACAATATTTTGATGCTGCTCATCAGATATACTATCTAACTGACCAACTTCAATTTCTAGTGCTTCCTTAGTAGGTAAAGCGTTGTACTGTGAGAAGTATTTAGATATAATATCAAATAAGTTCTTCTCTAATAAGTCAGCAAAATACTCTCCCTTAATAAAAGGTAATGCCTTACGGACATATACCTCATCAAGCAGTAGGTTCTTTAATATTAGATTCTCTACCTTGTTCATTCAGTTTTAGTATTAGTGGGACTGTGATTGTCATTCTAGTTTCCTTCTGGATAGGAGAACTATGCTCCATGAAGGATGGATATATTATAGCATCACCTTTATTAATATACAACCCTGCTGCATCTTGCCATTCATCAATGTGTGCTGGTTTGAATGCATTCATTGGTTGTCTTGCAGGATGATGTAGTGTGTCTGATGCTCCACCGTCAACCACATCAACGTAATGTATTAGAGTATAGTGACTGGGTAGGGTATCAAATCTATCAGTACTCTCCCCCTTCTCTAACACCTTAAGTATAATTGCATCCATAGTAATTGAATGCGTGTCAAAACACTCAATATCAGTAAGAAATTGCTCTAATAGGTCAGTGTATATCTGAGTTAGGTTGTACCCAAATTCTCTGACACTAAACAAGAAAGGAGAAGGTACTCTTAACCTCTCTTCCTTCCATATATTAGAGACATAATCAACAAACTGTTGATTATTGTCAACGTTATATTTTCTAACGGGGATTGCAAATAAATCGTCTCTCATGCTTGCACCAAATTACAGTTAAATGCGACAGATATCCTATCTTCCTTAGAATTATTCACGTGTACACCATGTCTGAGGTAAGATGGGAACAATAATATCTCACCATCTTGAGGTGCAAAATCATATGCAGGAAATATATCTGTATTTTCTATCAATTCATTAGAATAACCTGCTATGTTAGGATGACTATAGTAATTTGGATTTTCAAATTCTATCTTGCCACACTCAGGTTGAGATTTAATCCACATAACACCCGAAAGATCACAATTGGGATGAGTATGTCCATTATTAAGTGAACCTGGTGGATTAATATTGATCCACATACCTGTCATCTTCAAACCAAATCCATCTCTAAATCCACCAATGCTAGATAGACCTCTTGCTAGTACATCTAGGAGAGTTGATTGCTTTTCATGGTAATTATTTTTAGATTGCCAACCATTTATATTAGTTGCTGATGCACCTTCTGGATCTCTACCTCTTTCCCCATAAGAATACCCAATTAGTTCATCTTGGATAGGTTCAAATCCCTCTACCTTTGCTTGGAATACGAGAGAAGGAAATAGTACTTTAATATCTGAACTCTTTTTTACAGTCTTCTTATAATCATTGATGTCGAGAGAGGGTGGTTCTAATCCTGGAAACATTATACTTTCTCCTTGCCATATAAAAACTCTTGACCTGCTGCCCAGTCAAGTTTCTCCATTATTTCTCCTGTGAAGTACTTGTCAGGATCCTTGAGAATAGCAGAAGGATAGACGCTAGACTCCCCAACAACAACACGGTTTCCCTTACGTTCAAAAACTCCATACTTCTCACCCAGTTCCAGTAACCCGTAATATTTGTCAAGTCCACGCTCATCAAAATACAATCTAGTTTCAACTTTACTACCTTCCTTTGTTAGACGTGATTTTTTTGCTTCACATTTTATTATATTTCCAACAAGTGTTGTGCCATCTTTTTCTTTCTTCTTACCAAGGTAGATGATTGTTGACGCTGCATACTTGAGACCTGTACCACCACCCATTTCTTTTGTGGGAACATAAGATCCTATAACATCATATGTATGGTTAGTTACAATCATAGGTATCTTTGCTTGACCTAATTTTAATGTTAGAACACGAAATGCTCCTTTAATTAATTGAGATTTAGTCATGTCTCTAACTTGTTTATCGTTAGCAACATCTTCCATCTCTTTAGATGTAGATAACATACCAAGAGAATCGAGAACAAACATCATTGGTTCTCTCTTTGGTTCTTTCATATACTTGTCTACAATACGACAAGCTTGTGTTCTAAAATCTTCAATAGTAGATACTGGAAACAATACCATACGTTTACTATCAATGCCACGAGACTCAATCATCTCTTTTGAGATAGCAGATTCTGTTTCAAAGTATATAACTCCTGCTTTAGGATTTGCATCTAAAAAATTACGAACAACACTCAAGGCAAAGAATGTTTTACCTGTGCTGCTTTCTCCTGCAAGTGCAGTAACTTTGTTAGCAGGAAGACCTCCATATATTGATCCACTACAAAGAGCATTAAAAATATATGAACCAGTGTCAACGTAATCAGTTACATCACCAGCAGCGACTCCATCGCTTACTATACTGGCAAACTCGTTACCACTATCTTTAATTACTGTATCTAAGAATCCCATTGTGTTGCTTCATCCTCATAAAAATTTACATAATCATAATCACTGCTCATAAGTTTAGCAAAAGACCGAGCAGTGTCGTAGTCCTCAAAGCATTTTACGCTATCGGAATCTACTTGTCCAACAACGTGGTTAGTCCATGTAACAACAAAGACTTTTTTAGTCATTCAAAGAACCTCCCTATCGTAATAACTTTTTCGTGTGTCCACCCTATACATTGTAGCACATTTTTCAAAGGTTCCAAGAAACTCTTTTCAAATTGTGTTTGGTAATCAACATATTTTTCGATACCAAACTCCTTCGGCACTTCACCAAAGAAACTAATACAGTTTTCATGTATGGGATTAGGTGTCTTCAAGTACATAAACTTGATCTTCTCACCCTCTTGAATAAAAGGATGTTTGTGTTCTACTTTATATTTTTTGACGTACCAGTTGTATAGGAGTGCCCCTCTGACATGGATCGGGGTTCCTTTTGAGTAAATGTCTGTTGGATGTCTATACTTGGAGAGGTTGTTGCATCCACGTGGGAAGGCGACTTCATCATAGGGTCGCTCCCTTGTTTCGCTGCGGACTCCATTGATGAAAGCGATAAGTTCATCATTACTTTTGCCGATAATAATCTGAAACGCTGCATATAATTTATCCCGAAAGTATGCTGGTGTTGATGACCTAGCAGTTTCTAATCCCATGATTTTCATCTTGGGTTCATTGTATCTGACTCCTTCTGAGTCCCATACATTTAATATGTATCTTTTCTTTGCTGTCCATATACCTCTGTCTGCAATATTCTCACGCTTCATACTCATTTTTTGTTCGTATGCCGAAACGTACGACGCCAAGTCCTGGTAACTTTTGTCGATAAACGGCTCCAGTTTTTCTTCACAGATCTTGTTAAGTAAGGAAACAATTGCTGCTTTGTCGCTAGACTTAGAAGTAAAAAATTTATTAACAAGAGGTCCAAGATTAAGATATATTGAGTCTGTGTCAGATGCAATTACGTAATCCTCCTTATCAGTAGAGAGTAGTTTATTTAGGTAACCGTTCATTTTATTCTCTATCCAACGGATAGAAACCTGTCCTGACAGTGTGATTGCTTCCGCATTTGCTGTCTTATAATATCTGAAATGTTCATTACCAATAGCACCATAGGCAGAGTTAAGAGATATCTTCTTTGCCATCTGTATATTATTACAACGGGCGATCTCTTTCATGAGTTCAACAGTAGGAGTTTTTTCATACTGTTGCTTTGCTTTGATCATTCTTTTCTTGAATATAACTCTAGAGTCATACATCTTTCTCATCATCTCTGGTAAAAAACCAGACACATCTTTTCTGTACTGTGCTCCATTTGCACATGTAGCATATTGTTTATCAACTTCTATCTCTTGATTTAGAATCCCTTCAACGCTCGCACTGGGATGTCTGCTCTCCCTGAGTGTTTCGGGCGAGATATTGTACTGCATGATAAGGTGAGGATACAGACTATTGAGATCAAAACTGACCACCCAATCATAGAATCCTGGTTTTGGTTCCTTAACATATGCTCCTGCGTATTTCGTATCTTTAGTTGCTTCCTTCTTAGGAGGTATAGCAATCTTACGTTTATTTAATTCATTGTAGATATAGTTGTCCCACATACGAACCTGACTAAACACATCTTCGTAATTTACTTTAGCATCATATGCCATAGTGTATGCAAGTTCAATCAACTTCATCTTATCATCTAGTTTATCAACGAGACGAACGTCATGGATGTTGTAATCAATAAATTTCTGCCAGTCCTTCTCATAGAACTCTTTGAATGTATCAAACTCAGAGTGATCAAGTTTCTTCTCACTTAATTCTACATTACAAATGTGATCGAGTCTGTAAGATTCTTGATTAGTATAAGTAAATTTCTTATAGAGTTCAAGATAATCTAATGTAGATATACCAAGTGTATCAACCGCAAATTGTTTACGACCTTTAATGAAGATCTCACGTTGTGATACTAATCTCCATGGTGATAATAGTTTTACAAACTTCTCACCTAGTATACGTTCAATACGATTGCAAATGTATGGCATATCAAACAACTGCACGTTCCATCCTGTAATAACATCAGGATAATTTGCTTGCCAGTAATCTAAGAAAGCATTCATCATACTTTCTTCCGATCTAAAGTGCATGTAATCAACATCAGCATGTTTGTTGTCAAATGGTCTAGCTCCAAACACAGTGATGCGACCAGAGAAACTATCTTTGATAGAGATAGCAAGTATCTCCTGATCAGCAGATTCTATGTCTGGGAATCCATTCTCAGCAGCAGTCTCAATATCAATATTAAATATACGAATCTTGCTACTATCAAACTTTAGTTCTTCTTCTGGATGTTGTTCTGCAATGTACTGATATAAAAATCTTGTGTTCCCATAAATGTCAAAGTCAGGAACTTCTTTGTATTGTTTTACAAACTCTCTTGCTTCTGATATAGAACCAAATCTATGTGGTTCTACAGCATTTCCTTCTAGTGTTTTCCATTTAGAATAATTTTTTGAGGGCAAAAAAAGCGTTGGGTTAAAAGGAACCCGAACGCTATATCTTTCGCCATTATTATATCCCCTTACAAGGAGACGATTTCCTGCTTGTTCAACACTCGTATAAAACTTCATTCAAGAGACTTAATATAGTTTGCAAGAAGATTCTTGCTAGGTTCTACAATAGTAGTAATGTCAGATGATCTAACAATCACCTCAGAGTCATCAGAATGTTTTGGCCAATGACTTAAGTTGCCTTCACTGTCCACCTCAAAAGGTTTACGAAGTATACAATCAGGATCACCAGGTATTAGTTCTCCTTCTACTTCATCAACTTGGGCAACTATCCATTCATTACTCAGTCGCAGTAGATTCGCTGCTATCTCCATCAGTTTTTTCCTCGTAAAAAATTTGTTCTTCTTTTAGTCCAATCTCTTTCAATCTTTCAGCATAATTACCGAGAATATTATTGTCAGGATAGACGACGCTAATGATATGGTCACCACTAATCCTATGATCTTCGATAGGAGAGTAAGGACACCATCTAGAATAATTGATAGGTATAGTACCATCTTCATTTAATTCTCCGAGACCAAGTAGATATGGATATACTAATCTATATCCTACCACCTTCTCTTCATCATTTTTAACCTCACCAAACATACAGAGAACACGTTCTGCTGTAGATAAAGTGACGATTCTAATATTATGATTTGTTTTCAAATCTTCATTCATTAGTTAATTCCTTTTTTTCTTGGAGTTTTCTTTCGTAAGCATCTTGTAATCCTGGTTCGGGAGTACTGATTGTCATTACGCAATCGTATGGAATCTTAAACTGCCAATCAGGAGAATAAGGATTCCATTTACTGAATTTTACTTGGTATTCCATACCTTGCTGTTCAGTAAGATATTGTGGTGTGCTACCATTTAGAGTTAAAACATATGGTTCTTCCATGAGAAGACAAACACCTTTTTTGTTGTCTCCTTCTTCATCAAAGATCTCTTTTAATTCTGTAATAACACGGTCACCTGTTTTAAAGGTAACAACTGATACTGCCATATTATAGCACCTAAAATTAAATTTGTCAATTAAGATGGGATCCTTTTACAGATCCCATACCATTATAATATTGTTTTGTTAAATTGTCAATCAAAAATGTTTCTGACGTTTTTGTTTCTCTGGTAGTTCCTTCAACATCTTTATTGTAAGCAGACCATCTGCAAATTCTACAGATTCAACTTCTACATCATCTGCCAGTTGCCAGTTAC